GTCGTCGCCGACCAAGTCATCCAGGGCGCAGCGACCTCATACACGGTCCCCGAGCGCGCAGCCAACGGCCACGAGTACACGACATCCGTCATCGTGGTCTCTGACGAAGGACTCGAGTCTAAACCGGCGACCCGTAAAAGCACAGTCCGATACGCACCGCCCGAGGCACCGAAGGTCACGGCTCAGTGGGATGACTCGACCGGCGTCGTCTCAATCGGCATCACCAATCCTCCCCCCAAAGCAGGGAAGACAGTCGCTGCCGTATCCAATCAAGTCGACCGATCACAAGACGATGGGCAGACGTGGGAAACTATCGCGTCTGACCTCCCGACGGACGTGACCGTCCAAGACCGCGAAGCTCCCTCCGGCGGGAAAACGCTCTACCGGGTAACCGCGTCCAGCGTCACTCCCTCCTCCGAATCGACGACAGTCACCATCACCGCGGCCAGTCGCCAAGTCTGGATCAGCGGAGGCCCGGGCTTCCGCACATGCGTCGGCTTCCGCTACGAGCCAGAAGTCACCGTAACGCCAAGCCTCCTGCACCGAGAGGTCAAGCACTTCGCGGGCCGCGCTCGCGGTGTTGAGGTGACCGGGACAGCGGTGCAGCGGTCGATCGCGATCAGCGCAGTCCTCACCGACTCCGAGTACGCGACGCACGTGAAGAAGCTGGAGGAGCTTGCGATCCTGCCTGCTCCGTTCCTCTACCGGGATCCTCTGGGGCGTCGGATCTACTGCAGTCTCTCGTCGATCTCCGCGCCTCGAAGCGTCGGCGGAATCTGGAAGATCTCGCTAGAGCTTGAGGAGGTCGAAGCGTGAGTCTCACAGGCCATCGTCAAGCCTCTATCGAGGTAATCCTTCTCGACTCGAGCGAGCGAGAAAAAGGCCGTCTCGACGGCGTCGAAGGAGGCGAGGTGTCGATGAGCGCGGGCTCGCGCCTCCGCACCTCGGGGACACTGAATCTGATCGATCGCGGGCAGGAGATTGATTGGGCGAAAGATCGTGTCAAGATCGTCTACAAGCTCGCATCCGGTGAGTCTTGGCCTTTGGGCGTCTTCCTTTTCGCCTCCCCGAAGCTGTCTTTCAGCGAGGGCGGATCGAGTCTGCAGGTCGAACTGATCTCGAAGCTGTCGCTCTTGGATGGGGACGCTTTCGTCGCTGCCTATCAGACAGTGCCCTCGAATCACCCATTGGCGCATGTCCGTCACCTCTTGACCGATGTGTCTCCCGTCAATATCGCGGACGGCGGGCCGATGCTCTCCTCCTCGATGGTCTGGGATGCGGGGACTCCGAAGCTGACCGCGATTAATGACATTCTCCAAGCGATCGGCTTTTGGTCGCTGACGGTCGGCGCCTCTGGCGCTTTCGAGGCGTCCCCTTACGTGGAGCCGCTTCGACGTGCGAAAGTCTGGGATTTCGTGGAAGGCGAGAATGCTGTGCATCTTGCGGATTTCACGCGCGAGCAAGACCTCGCGGCTATCCCGAATCGGTATATCTGTGTCTCCCAGGGCAGCGGTGAAAAGGCCGGATTCGTCGGCTATGCCGAGAATCGGGATCCGGCGTCGCCTGCGTCCTATCAGGCTCGAGGCCGCTGGGTCTCGAAAGTCGAGACGGGCGTGGAGGCTGCGAATCAGCAGGTCATCACTGATCTTGCTAAGCGTCGACTCGCGGCAGCTTCTGGAGCGGTCGGGAAAATCGAAATCCAGCACCTGCCTCTTCCGCTCGCTCCGAATGACCTCGTGGGATACCGCTCGGGTGGCGTGAGCGTTCTGGCGACTGTGCAGGAGACGCGGATTCAGCTTGAGCCGACAGCGCTGCAAACGACGACTCTGAAGGAGGTTGGCCGATGGTAGAAGACCTCACGACCTTCCTAGCTGAACAACTCGAGGCCGTCGCGGGAATCGCGGGGGAGAAGGTGTCCCTGCGTTGGGGAACGATCTCAGCCGTCAATCCTATCTCTGTGATCCTCGATGGACAGTCTGCAGCGCTGACGAGTATCGACGTCGTCGGGTCTCCGGTTCAAGGTCAGCGCGTCCCGGTCTTGCTGGCATCGCGGCGCGCTCTCGTCCTCGCATCCGGCACCGCGACAGCAGTGCAGACGAGTCCAGCCGTCCCCGTTGGCACGGTCATCGATTACGCGGGATCCAGCGCTCCGGAGGATTACCTCCTCTGCGACGGCGCGACTTACCCCGTCGTCCAGTATCCCCAGCTCGCGCAAGTCCTCGGCGGCAGGTATCGATTCGGGGATATGTTCCGCGTCCCGGATCTCCGGGGCCGCGTCTCAGTCATGGCTGACGGCTCCGGAGAATTCTCCTCGGTCGGTCAGATCGGAGGCGAGAAACGGCATCAGATCACGATCGCGGAGATGCCTGCTCACCGTCACGCGGGCAACGATCGCACTTGGTTCGATCGACAGAAGCGCAACGGGCGCCAGTCTTTCATCTCCCTCAACCAAAGCAACGGCAGCTGGATCGCGACTGCAGCAAATGACGGCCTCACCAATGGAGATACGGAGACCGGCCAGACCGGCGGCAATCAATCTATGAGCCTCCTGCAGCCGTACTACACAGTCCAGAAGATTATCCGCGCGAAATAAAGGAGCAGTGCCTAGATGGCTAATTTCGTGGATTCCATTACCAAGGCGACGATTGACCTCGCGACTCTGACAGATCGTGATCTCGCGGAGCTGCAGACGCTGGCCGAATGGGAGATCCACCGCCGATCGGTGATCGCTGAGTCTCCCGAAAAGCTCAAGAGCCTTTTCGAGGAATACGAGGCCGCGGGAGGCGATCGAGGCCTCCTTCTCGATCGTGTGGATCCGTCGCTTCGCGCTCCCGTCCCGTCGACCCTGCCTCCAGCAGTCGACGAGCCTCTCTGACCCCTCCCGATCCCACCTCATCCAATCCCATCCAATCCATATGGAAGAAGGAACACAGTGCAGCTAGATCACGAGAACGAGGAAACGAAGGTCCGTCAGATGCCCGAATTTGGCGACGGACCCGCAGACCCACAGAGCGGAAACGAGGAGGCCTGACATGGCAGACGCACAGCAAGTTTTGGACATTGCAGGATCGCAGGTCGGATATACCCGCTGGGATGACCCGGAAGAAGGCAGCAAGTATGGGCGCTGGTACGCTGAAAAGACTGGCTCAGGTTACTTCGGCGCTTCGGGCGTGCCTTTCTGCGCGATGGGAGTCTCGTGGGTCCTCGATCAGGCCGGAACGAGCCTTCTCGGGGATGGACGCCTCTACGCTTATGTACCTTGGATGGTGCGCGACGCTTCACAAGTCGGTCGTCTGATTGGCTTCTATGACATTCAGCCGGGGGACGTGCTCTGCTTCGACTGGGACGGCGACGGACTCGCCGATCACACCGGCTTCGCAGACTACCGTGTCGGTGAATACGTCCATACGGTCGAATTCAATACGTCCAGCGGCGCGGGCTCGCAATCCAACGGAGGCGGCGTCTACCGGCGCGTGCGCGCCCACGACGATATTTGCGCAGTGATTCGACCGGCATACGCTCCCGCACCTGCAGGAGACGGCACTCTCGCTGCCGATGGCTACTGGGGCGCGGACACCACGCGCAAGCTCCAAGAGATCCTCGGAACGACCGTCGACGGGATCGTATCCAGCCAAGATGAGGATTATGAGGATGATAATCCGGGTCTCACGACCGGCTGGGAATGGGTAGCAATGCCCGAGGGTAGCGCGGTCATCGAAGCGCTGCAGGCGACGCTTGGCGTCGAGCAGGACGGCGTCTTCGGCCCCGAGACCGTCCATGCTCTCGAGGCTCATTACGGCTTCGAGCCGGATGAAGGCCTCGACGCTCCGTCTAACACCATCCGTGCCCTTCAGCAGGCCCTCAATAACGACGCAATCTAAGGAGCAACCATGACACCCGAAATCGTAACAATCGCCTCAATCCCCGCAATCCTCGCACTCACCAACCTCGCCAAATCCCTTGGCCTCTCAGGCAAGGCCTCAGCCCTCCTCGCTGTCGTCCTCGGCGTCGCGCTCGCGGTCGGCCAGTACGAACTCGCGGGGTACGGATGGTATCAGGCAGCAGCGCAGGGCATGATCCTCGGCCTTTCAGCCGCTGGCCTCTACGACGTCTCGAAGCTGCAAGTGACCGACTCCGACACGTATGAGGGCGCGCACCGAGCAGGATCGCGGTGAGACTGATTGCTTCCTTCTGCGATTACTGACTTTTTCAGTGCGGATCTTGTCGCTGCGATCTCCTCCCTCCTAGTGATGGGCATCGGCGTCGTGATCGCGTACCTGAAGGTCGTGCAAAGTAAGATCAACGCTCAGCTCAAGGACCTCCACCGCGGGGTCAGTGAGGTCGGCACGGTCGTCGAGTCCGTCAAAGACCAGACTCATAATGACCACAGTACGAACCTCCGCGACGATATCGACGCTCTCGGCGGGAAGCTTGATGACGTCAGCGAGCTTCTCGCTGACGTCGCTCACACCCAGCAGCTTCAAGGTCAAGAGATCAGCGCTCACGGTAAAGTGCTCGCGCAGCTGCAGGCCGCGCAGCAGCAGGACCGCGCCGAGCGCATCGCGCTAGATTCGCATGCCCATGACGAGCACGAGCGAATTTGGCAAGAGCTTGATCGTCTCAAGAAAAAGCTCTGAGCGGGAAAACAGCCCTCTATCTCCGAGAAATCGGGGGTAGGGGGCGTTTTTTCGTATGCTCAGGAGAAAATATTCTGTGAGCGGTCTATTCTCGATAAAAAATATCGATTTCGAGACGCTCAGCAGTTCGGGGAATCCGCGACCGGTGCAGCGCCCCCATTGCGCCCCCAAGTTTTTACGCGAGCACGTTTCTGCAGGTCAGGCATGGTTGTTTATTGTTTCCCCCCATCTCCACCTGAGGGGGAAGTGTCGAACTCTCGCTTTCGAGCGTAGGTTCGCACTTCCCCCGCTCTGTGTCCGCTGGTGAGTGCCTCTTCTAGCTCCTCGAACTCGATGGGCGCTGCGCTGTCATGGAAATAGGACGCGATGATGATCTGCTCGCGCCCGATGAATACCTTATCCACGAAGTACTCGAAGAGCTGGTCGCGGGTCTCGGGTGTGTCAATGGTGGCCTCAGCGAAGCGCTTGTAGAACGCGCCGATGCTCGCCTCGTCCTCGTAAAGGGTGGCCTTCACGTGCTCGGTCTGGATCGCTGCGTCAAGCTCACGTTTTTGCTCTTCCAGGGAACGCATGGCTTCGGCGGTGGTGTCGTTGAAGATGCCTTGGGAGATGGCCTTGACGAAGTTGGCGAGCTTCTTTTCCACGTCTGCGCGCCGAGCTTCCAATGCCTTGAGGATTTCATCTCCACGTCCGTGGGTCTGCTGGTAATGATCGGCTAGATCAACAGCGAGCGAGGCCAGCATCTCAGGGTCTGCGAGGAAAGAGGCGACGATCTCCTCAATCCGTACCTCGATTTCGTCCTTGCGGACGGTCTTGGCTGAGCACTTCTTTTTGCGCTGATTGAGGCAGTAGTAATACCGATGCGTCCTGCCAGTTTTCGAAGTGCCTGAGACACCCTCCATCGGCCCGCCACAGGTGAGGCAGTACGCCCTGCCTGTGAGCCAGTAGTCGGGTGCGTTCTCGCCTTGAGCGGCAAGCTCGGCTTTGGTTTTCGCCCCACGACGCTTGTTGATCGCGAACCGGCGTTGGACTTCATTAAACGTGAGGTCATCAACGAGGCGAGGCATCCCGTCCTCATGGACGTACCTGCCATAGGTGTACTCGCCAATGTAGGCGCGATTCTTGAGCATCTTGTTGAGATTCTTCGGCGTGAACCTGTATCCGCGCGTTGTACGGATTCCCTGCGCATTTAGCTGATCACAGATTTTCTGCATGGACACGCCAGAGGCGTAATCGTGGAAGATCTGCGTGACGATGGGAGCCGTCTCCGGGTCCGGGATGTAGCGCTTGTCCTGGTCCACAGTGAAACCGAAGATCTTGTGACCGTTGGAGAGTGCTCGCTCGGCGTTATAGCGCTGGCCTCGTCGGATGTTAGCCGAGAGCTGGAGTGAATAGTACTCAGCGAATGCATCTGCGACCCCCTCCATGAGCACCGAATCGGGCGAGTCTGTGGGGGAGATCCCTTCGATGTAGTGAACACGCGCTCCTACGGAGCGGATCGCCTGCTTGACGAGGGCCAGCTCGACGCGATCGCGAGCAAGGCGGTCGTTCTTCCATACCGCGACGTAGGCAGGCTTGATCTTGGGCAGCTCGCGGAGCATCAACTGATAGCCCGGCCTGTCTGCGTTGGTGCCGGTCTTCGCCGCGTCTTCGTACTCATTGACTACGACAAGACCCTGTGACTTCGCCCAACGTTGCACCATCTCACGCTGCTGCTCGATGCTCGCCTCGTTCTGCGAGGAGGATGAATACCTGTAATAGGCGACGACCATCTGGTTGTCGTTGTACTCGGGATGCAGCTTCACCGTGCCGTCTCCTCAAGATCACAGGTGCTCATACCGGTCAAGTCTACCGAGCAAGCCTCACGCGTGCCCTCACCCCGCTTCAACTCACAACCTGTGCACATATGAGAGCGGGAGAGATCATCCTTATTCCATAGAAATTGGAAGGAAAAAGAAGAACTATCAATCATCGCCCCTGCGGGGCGTAAGACTATCTTCACTCATGCATGAACCTCATGGGGAAGGTGGCAGGGGGATGCATCGCTTTTTCCGGGGTTGCATCGCCGAGATATCGGCTGCAAACACATAAGCGATATGCAGTTTTGCCTCGTATTTCAACCGAACACCGCTTTGTATCGCCTGTATCGGTTACAACCGAAAAATTTATATAAAAAACGCATATAGAGGGGGGTATATACACGCGCGTATACACTATTTAAAAATAGCCGATACAGGCGATACAACACGTGTTACCTGAAGCACAAATCCCACCACATGTGCTCGTATGAGGATGATAAATATCTTCCCCTGAGCGATAAATATCCTCCTCCCCCTCATGCTCGGGACGCAGGTCGCAGCGCGACCCCGAGCTACTCGTTGGAGGTGGGGTCGCTTGTGAGCGTCCTTACCCGAGCTGGACTGCCCGACCTCACCTCCACCTACTCGGGAGGTTGAAATGACTACTCAAACTACTGTTCGTCCATCGGTTTGGATTGGTTGTCTTGCTTGCTACAACGAGGGCCTACTTAACGGAAGATGGTTCCTTGCAGAAGAAGCCGGTGAAGTTACACCTGAAGACCTACACTGTGGCCCCACATATCACGACGAGCTATGGATCTTCGATCATGAGGGGTTCCCTCGCGGAACCAGCGAGATGTCACCCGACACCGCCATGCAGTGGGGTGAGGTCTTCGCAGAGGTCGGGGAAGCACAGTGGCCTGCACTGCTCGCTTGGGTAGATTCAGGCTGCTACGTCGCATGTGGTGATACCCTACCGAGCACCTCCGACTTCACAGAGCGCTATTGCGGGTGCTGGGACTCGTTCGAGGACTACGCCACACAGCTCGCTGAGGACATCTGCTTGATGGAAGGGTGGCCTGAAGAGGCGAAGCGCTACTTCGACTGGGACGCGTGGATCCGCGACCAAGAATTCGACTACACCGTTGCGGATGCCGTTGATAGCGGTGTATTCGTCTTTCGCACTCTCTGACTGCTCTCCCTGGAAGCCTCAGTG